TCTCCGGGAGATCGAGCCATCCGTGCACCGAGACGATCCCGACGTTGTCGGAGGGGCCCCCAAGCGTTAGGCCGTTGTACGACCCCTGCCAGTCCAGCAGGGTCACGACCCACTCGCCATTGTCTTCATCTCCCACGCTGCGTCACGGGCGATTTGGCGTGGGCTGGCATTCGTCTGCGCGTGCACTACGACGGTCTGGTGAACGGGCTTCTGACCGCCGACACCTGTCTCCGCCATGATCTTCGGCAACTCCGGAAGCGGGATAACCGCTTCCGGCACGCTGTTCACGGACAGCATCGCTGCGGTCGGTCCTGTCACGATGCCGCCCGAGTCGAGGTGCAGGCTCGGCAGATGCGAGGTGAAGGCGTCCTTCACGCTGCCCGCCCAGTGACTTGGGTTCGGAATGTGATTGAAAAAGTCCGTCATCGGATCGATGACATTGCGTTTCAGCCAGTTCCAGGCGTCGGCAGCTTCCCGCTGGATCCAGTTCCATACCTCGGACCAGTGCGTTGCGAGCTCGTATGCCGCGATGCCAATTCCGACCACCGCTATCGCGAGCAAGGCCAAAGGCCATAAAGCAGCCCCCTCACCGGCGGCCATAAAGAAAAACGAACTGCCGGCGAGATCCGCACCGCCGGCGGCGCCAGCGGCAGCAAGAGCAACGGCGTCCGATCCGGCAGCAGCTGCGAATAGTTCCGGGGCGGCACCCCCTGCTGCTACCCCAGCGCCGCCCACAGCGCCCGCTTCTGCGCCGAGCGGCCCGGCAGACAGGCCCGCCGCCGCCGACGCGAGCTCGGTACTGCCGCGGAACAGATCCATGGTCGCTCGACCGATGTCGATCACTGCCGACAGGGTTTGCACGGCAGTGCCGGCAACGGCGAGGGACGGTCCCCAGCGCTGGCCGAACTCCGAGACCTGATCCTCGATCTTCGTTTTGATGATGTCGAGCTTGTTCCCAAACCCGTCCATCGATTGCTGCGCCTGGTTCTTGATCTTGTCGTCGAGCTCGTCGAGCTTCCCGCTCTGATCCTGCGTTGCGGAGCTCACTCCCGCCTGTGCGTCCGCAACATGCTCGTTTGCAGTCGTGAGGTCGTTCGAGGCTTGCGTGACCCTGTCACGCGCCTCACGCAGGTGGATCTCGTCGGAGATCGACAGCTTCTTCTTGCCCGAGAGAACCGTCTCAAGATCCGAGAGCTTTTGTTGTGCGTCGTGGAGTTTGTCGAGCGCTCGTTGCTGTTCTGTCTGAGCGCTCGCCAGCGCGTGCGTGTTCCCCGCAACGTCAGCCGTGGTGAGCCCGAACTGAGCGAGCGTTTTTGTGCCCTTACCGGCGAGGATTTGGATGACCTGCTGGACCGCGGTGTCGAGGTCCTCATGCTTTGCGGCGGCCAGGTCCGTCGCGACACCCAGATCGTCGAGCGCCTTCTGCGGGTCCCCCGTCGCCTGGGTTAGCGACTGGAGCGCTCTCATCGTCTCGTCGGCGGAGTGACCGAAATTCTCCTGCCTCTTGATTGTCCGATCTATCTCGTCCTCGTAGTCGGCATAGGAGTGGCCCGTGTTTTCGATGGCGCCCTGCAGCTGTGCTTGTGCTTGCTGGTCCTTCGAGCTCACCGCCAGCAAAATCGCGCCGAGGCCTTGCGCTGCCGTACCCGTGATGCCGATCTTCTCGGTCAGGTTGAGGTGCTTGCCCGAGAGATCGTCGGCCTTTTCGCCGAGCACGTTGAATGCCTCGCCCACAGGACCCAGAAACCCGCCGGCGTCGCCGCCGAGCGTTGAGAATAGATGCCCGAAGCTCTCGCCGATCTTGCCGGTGGCGCGGTCTCCCTCATCGGTGAGGTCCGCGAGCGCTTTGCGGCCAGAGGCCGAATCGCCGACGACATTAAGCTTGAGCGTCCGAGTTTGCGTCTGTGTGGCCATGTCACCTCTTGCTCAAGGCCGCCTCCTGCTTGTCGCAGGCGGCAATCAGCCCGAGGAAATCCCGCGCCCGCAGCCGGTCGATGTCAGCCGGGTGCAGATGACACCAATAGGCCAAGCGGAACAGATTGCGGTCTCTTAGCTCTTCGAGGTCTGCGTCGATGTCCGGCGACGCGCGGTCGCCGCGGCTTTTCCCGCGCGGTCTGATAACTCTCGGTCCGTGGCTTCTTTCCGTGCCGACGCCACGGCTTCGAAGAATTGGATGGGCGGGACCTCACAGTCCTGAATACGGGGCTCATGGCCGTTCTGTCGCTGCACCGCGAACCACAACGCATTCATGGCATCGGCGTTGACGTCCTCGCACTCGCGACCCCACGTCCGCAGGCCCCATCCGGTGTGCTTCTTGATCGCGACGGCGGTCGCGTAGTCAATGGCCTCCGGCTCGTAGGAGTACCGTTCGCCTTGCCATTCGATATCCATGACCGTCACGGACCCCTCCTATTCGAAACCGGCGGCCTCGGCCCAGTCCGCCAGGGCCTTATCCGCGAGCTCCACAACGTCGTCAGCGCGAGCCTCAAGAGCGGGCAATGCTGCAGGGTGCGCTTGCTGATCCACCCAGAGGTCGGAGTTGCCGAACACCGGGTGACGGAAAAAGCCCGTCTTCCCGAAGTTCTCCAATGCCGCAGCGTGTGGAGCATCGATGCCGCCGGCTCGTACATACGCTCCCGTGCCAGATGCACCCGGTCGGATCGTGGGCGGAATGCGCGTTGAGAAGCGACGGATGCGCTGCTTGTATTCGTCCGCGACTAGCTGGGCGCCTTGCAGTAACGCCGCCTTGAGGCCCTTGGCGAGTACGGGGTCGGCTGCCCTGACATCACGCGCGAGCTCCTTCAGGCCAGCGATCTCGATCCCGATACGTACGGGTGCGGGCACCGATGCGGCCCTACGGCGTGGCGTCCGAGGTGATGAGGTCGATCTTCACCGTCGGGTTCGTGCCATCCCAGGCCGCCTCGAACGGCACGTCCGTCATGACGACGTCGACGCCCTTTACCTGCGGCGTCTCGCCCGTGAAGCGAACGTCCTGACACGTGAACCGCAGTGTTGCAGCATTCGAGCCCGAGATCGTCGGGCCGACGAATTCCAGCACCAGGAGTACCGATGTGTCGCCGACAAAGCGATCGTAGTAATCTGCCTGGTTCGCGAACTCCGCCGACAGCTTGCCAGTCACCTTCAAGAAGTTGTTTGGAAGCTGCTCGGCTTTCAGACCGCCCTGGCCCAAGAACCATCGGTCCTTCTTGAGCGCGTTCTCGATCTTGATGCCCGCCTCCGTGGCATTGGAGGCGGGCGTGCCGTTGAGCTTCAATGTGCATTGCCCGAAGTGGAACAGCGTCTGCGCGATGTACGACGCTGCGGCAGGCGAGATGTTGGATACCTCATCCCTGCAGTCGAAGTTCGCCGTCGCGTGCAGGAGCTCACCCACCTTGGCGGTGAACTCCATGGCCGTGATCTTCGATCCCGGATAGGTGAGCGTCGATACGGCGGCGCCCGCGGCGTCACGGATCTGCTTTTGTAGCGTCAGTGACAGGCCCTGAAGGTTCCCGGGCGTGATCGTGTGCTGGTACGCCGCCGGGGACCCACCCAGCGGCGTCGTCGACACTGCGCCCAGTAGGTGCTTCAACAGCCGGCCGTAGCTGTTGGTGCCGATCTCGAACTTGACATCGCCGCTGGCGTCGTGGTTCGTATTGGCGCGGCGCGCGCCCAGTGGCGACTGACGCAGACCGCCGCGGATCGCCTGGGATTGGACGATCTTCTGGTTGCGATCGAGCGTTTCGCTTAGGAACTCGTGGAACCGATCGCACGTGACCGGGGTCCCGAAAGCCGATTCCTCACCGTGGCCGAAGATGGTGTTCGCGCCGATGCCCAGGGTCATGAGTCGTCCTCCTCCGTCTGCGCAGCAATCTCCGTGGCGCCGGCGCCGGTGGCGCGCTCCCAGGTGTTCGTCTGCTCGAGCAGTCGCTCGCCCAGATCGTCGGGCACCTCGACCACGTCGCCGGCGGCAACAGAGAGCTCGAGGTCCGGGAATTCACGGGTTCCCCCGATGGGATCGATGTAGCGCACGAGCATGCTTGGCTGGCCTCCAGGCTCAGAGGGGTTGGGGCTTCGAGCGAGCCCGGCAGCGAAGAAAGATCTCCATCGACGCGCCGCGGCCTTCATTGCTCACGGCGCCTTCGCGGAACTGCTTGCGTTTCACTTCGCACGGCGTAATCAGCGCGCCATCGAGTGTCGGATCGGCGTTGACGAGTGACCGCACGGCTTCATACAGCTCGAAGACTCGGTTCGTGGCCGATTCCTGGTCGTTTCCCGGCGCCAACGTCTCGATGTACAGCAGGAGCGAGAACACTTCGTCGGTGCGGTGATCGGCACTGAGAACAGCCCACTCCGTGTCGTCCTCATCGGTCGTTCCGATCCAGGCGCCGTCGGTTTCCGCGTCTCTGCCGGGGTGTCCGTAGGTCACGTTGACGTCCGCGAAGAGTGGCGAGTCCTGAAGGAGGCGCGTCACGTAGCCCTTGACGATCGGTACGGGCGAGTTTGCCGGGTTCACGCGATCACCAACGGCATGTTGCGATACCGCGCGTACACCGCGTCGATGTCGGGCGATCCTGTTTCGAAGCCAGATCGACCGGCGGTGGCGATCGAGAACGTTCCGCCGTCGGTCGTAAGCGACAGGGCCCGGTCCGGGATGCCGCTCATCGTCATGTTGAGCCGCTCGCGCAGTCGCTGAAGTGCGGCCCTCTTGAGATCCGACGGTGGAGCCGGCCAGCCGTGCTCGTAGATAAGGACGATGTTGCCGGCGCCTTGCGGCCAGTCCGCGTGTACTCGCCGGACGATCCCCGCGTCCTCCACGAGCACGTCAGCGAGCTCGCCGGTCGTCAGCGCAACGCCGTCAATGGAGAGGGAGCGGATCTTCGTCGGCGTCTGCTGGTCCAACAGCAAGACGTCCGTGCCATCGCCGCTCAGCACGACCTTCCGTGCCCGCGGGACGAATGCCTGGCGGCAGATGCGCTCGCACTCGTCCTCAGTCTCGATTCGGGCGCGAACGATCTCGGCGCCGGAGTACTTCGTCGTGTTCGCCGCCAGCGCCTTCTCCACGTCACGGACTTCGGTGACGGTGAAGTAGTGCGCGCCCGCCACGTGGATCTGCGTGGTGTATTTCGAGCCGTCGCCGCCGTCGGTGACCTCAAGGCTCAGCACGTCGGGGGCGGTGAGCTCGGAAGCGGCAACGGGATAGGTCACCACTCCGAAGTCGTCGACCGAGGCAGTGCCGAGCGCAACGGTCGTGTCATCCAAGCGGGTGCACGTCGCGGTGAGCCCACCCACGGGCGCTGTGTGCACACCTTCCTGATCCGTCAGCGCGATCCGCAGATCGGCCGGGCGGTTGACGAGGACGCGCTGGCTCGGCACTGCCGCGGCTTACTTCGCCGCGCCGCCGGAGCGGGTTGCGGCGTTTTCCTGCGGCGTCGCCGAGGCCGTCTCCGTGTCGCCCTTGGCGGCCTTTTTCGCCGGCACTTCCGCACCGATGAAGTCCGCGTGCGACACGTCGTCGTCTGTTTCGACGGCCATGCCGCTCTTGACGAGGTCGCGCGCCTCGCCCTCGGGGAGGTCGAGCACGCTCCCCGAGGGCGGCCACTCTTTCCCGTCTCGCGTGCCGCTGATCTGTCCCAACGTCTTGACCTTCATGGCTTCTCCCTTGCTGTGAATGCGAGCAGGGGGCGCACGCAATGCACGCCCCCTGCTCCACGAATTGGTTCGATTAGGTGGCGGCGCCCGCGTAGTACTTGACGGCACCCGACGTGTCGGCGAGACCGCCGTCGCCGCGGATCACCGCCTTGAAGGTCACCAGGTCGGTATCGAACTGGAATTCGTCCGAGCGCTCGAAGCGGATGCCCCGCACCTGGCGGACGAAGTACCGGCTCATGTCGCCGAACAGCACCGACTTCGCCGAGGTGGCCGTTGCGGCCACGTTCGGGTCCGTGAACACGGGCTTGCCGAGGATCGTGTCGGCCGCACCTGCCTGCAACGAGGGCACCCACAGGTACTGTCCGGTGGTGTCCTTGAGCTTGCGCACCCCACCGACCGTCGAGTCCTTCATGAGCCACGCTGCTGCCGGGCGCGCCCGGTACGGAGCGATGACGCTGTAGAACAGGTCGATCAGGTCGTCGCTCGACGGCACGCCGGCGACACCGGTACTACCGGTCTTGCCGAGCGACGCGCCGGTGACGATGCCCGACGGCTCCGTGGTGCCTGCGCCGGTCACCAACTTGGCGCCGAAGGCGTTGCCGATTGCCCAGCCAGCTTCCTGAGCGATGAAGCCCAGGAGGTCGACCGCGGTGTCCTCGAGGAGCTCCACCGAGATGTCCACGAGGACCGGGTACTTGAACGCTCCCAGCGTCAGCTTCCCGAACGTCGGGTTGCTCTTCGCGATTTGGGTCGCTTCCGCCGTCTGCGATGCCGAGCTCAGCCCCGTCGTCTTCGGGAAGTCGATGTTCTCTCCCGAGTCGGTGTTGAACACCGTGGCTCCGGCGGACAGGATCGCCGACATCTCGATGAGGTGGACGAGCAGCTGGTCGTAGAACGACGTGGGCACGGTGTTGCCACCAGCGTTTGCCGTTCCCTTCACCAGGGCTCGCAGTTCCGCCATCGATGGCGCCTTCTCCGGCTCGACGTCGACCGAGCGGGTGTCACCGCGCAGGAACTTCCTGATCTCCGCCTCAAGCCCGTCCTCGCCGCGCTCGGCGGGCTTGTCGGTGGGGCCGTCGCTCGGACGGATGAACGCGTCGAGCTCGCTGCGGATCTCTTCGGCGCGGCGGTTCCGCTTCTCGGTCTCGTGCAGCGTCTCGACACGCTTGTCCAAGGTGTCGAGCTGCTCGTTGAGCCGATCCCACTTCTCCTCCTCTTCGCCGGTGAGGGAGCGCTTCTCCTCCTCGGCGGTGTCGAGGACGGCCGTGGCTTCTTCCCACACGCTCTGACGCTCATCGATCAGGCGCTTGATCATCTCTGTTGACACACTTGCTCCTATGGGGACAGGACGACCCGGCCGCCAACGCGCACCGGATCGGTTCGGTTGTTGGCGGCGGAAGTGGGGGTCTGTCCCGGCTCCCTAAGCGGCGCGGCGCTTCGCGAGAAGCTCCAGGCGCCGTCGCGAGATCGAGAGGTCGCGAGTGGAGGTCTGCTCCGGCTCGGGCTCTCGCTTCTCGGGGTCTTGCACAGCGGACCGCTCGGGGTCGTCGCTCGGCGTGATCGTGAGCGTCAGATCCACGGCGACGGCTTCACCCAAGGTGATGGCGCCGCTGTCGTTGATGACGTACGCGAACTGGTAGGTCAGGCCGTCGTAGTCGAGGCCGGACCCGTAGAAGGTGGCCACGACCTTGTCGGTGAACGTGGCGTTGACGGAGACGTAGAGCCAGGTGGCCGATGGCCAGTTGCCCTTGGCCCACTCCTCGAGCGCATCCTTGAGGTCCTCGGATAGCGCCTCGAACGAGCCTGGAACCGGCTCGATGTCACGGCTCTCGGCACGCACGCGGATCTTCTCGCGCTCCTTCGTGGATTCGCCGGCAGTGCGCGTGACGCCATCCTTGATCAGGTCACGCAGCTCGCCGTGGGCAGCGAGGTCGATCACCTCTTCGAGCCGCAGACTCCGTCGCTCGGCGAGATCCGCAAGCGCGGCCTGACGTTGCACGCCGGCGTCCGTGTCGAGGTACGCCGGATACGTCACCGGCGACACGTCATACAGGGCGACTTCCTTCAGCGTCCGCAATGGGAACTCGTCGGGCGTCAGCCCCCACTCGACGTCGATCGGCCGGAATGCAAACGACGACTGCGTGATGTCACCGCGCTCCATGAGCGTGATCCAGTCGCGCGACGCAACCGTGTCCGGCGGGTCGATCTCGTACCAGAGACCCGTGACGTCTTCGAGCAGCGTCAGCGTGTCTGCCGTGTTGCGGCCAAGGATGATGTTCGGGTCGTGATTGACGAGGCCACGCACGTCGGCCTCTTGGATGGTCTTCGTGAAGGCGCCGGGCGCGACCGCCTCGACAAAGCCGCCGAGGTTCTGTGAGGTGCGACCGAACACCGCGGCGTGCCCAACGACCTTCGGCAGCCCACCGTCGGCTGCGCGCAGCTCCAGGGAGGGCGTTTTGTAGTCGCCCAGCCAGCGCTTCTCGATGACGTCGGGACGATGCTTCATGCGCCGTTGTTTCCTTGCTTCGGGGTCGGATCGCCGACCGGGCCGAAATTGAGGGGCTGTCGAAATGCCTGGCCCTTCCCGCCGGGAAGTGGCGGACGGTCTTCGAGGGCACGGACCTCGTCCACGGACAGAAATCCGTTGTTGACGCCGGTGGCATACGCGTCGTAGCGACCTTTCAGGTCGCCGCGCAGCAAGCCATCAACGTTGAATTTCATGAAGGCACGGGATTCGGCGGGGAACAGGATCGTGGCCGACTGCTCGACGCGCTCGATCCACGGGCGGAGCGTGTAGACGACGAAGCCGATGCCCTGCTGCTCGATACCGGTGCCCCACGACGTGGTCGGAGCAACGTCACTGATCATGTGCGGCGGGACCCGGAAGAACCGCGCGATCTCGTTGAGTTGAAAGCCCCGCGTCTCGAGGAATTGCGCCTGGTCGTTCGGAATCGACAGCGGCTTGGCAGTGAGTCCGCCTTCGAGCAGCACCGGGAAGTGCGCGTTCTTCAGTCCGCTGTGCGCCTTCTTCCAGGCTTCGGCAGCCCGCTTGAGCGCGGTTTCGCTGACTTCCTTCTCCGCTTCGAGGACGACTGATGCGGTCGAGCCCTGCGAGAAGAACCGGCCACCGAATTCCTCCGTGCCGAGGCCGAGGCCGATGGCCTGCTTCGCATATTGGATGGGATTCAGGCCGACCAGAGAGCCCGGCATCGAGAAACCCGGGATGTGCATGATGTCCACGCCCGGCGTGAGCGTCGAGGTCGCGCCGGTCAGCGGATCGATGACGTGGTACTGCAGGCGGTAGTTCGGGCCGTCGCGCCGCGGTGACACGTAGTCGGGATGCAGCGGCCACAGCTCGAGCACCGTCGTGTCCCGGTCTCGGACCAGGTACACGTAGGCGTTGCCGTAGAGCAGGAGCGACGTGAGCGCCTGCTCCCAGAAGACCATCGCGATCTGCTCGGGGTTCGGGTTGAACATCCAGCCTGGGCGGGGCTGGTAGAGCTCGCGTACCTGGCCCTTGCGCACGAACGCTGCGGTCGGCAGCGACGCGATCGACTCGGCGATGAGTCGCACACACGCCCACACCGCAATGAGCTGCAACGCCTTGTGCGCGTTGACGTTGACGCCTGTTGCCGTCCGCGAGGGGCCATTCCAGTCGACGTCCCGACCCCAAGCGTCGGTGAAATTCGTCGTGGTCGCGCGCGTCTCGCCGAACAGGTATTTGAAGAAGCTCACTGCGCGGTCGGGGCTTTCTCCCGCGGAGCGTTCTTCGTGATAGCGATGCTCATTGCGGCGACGCAGACGCCACATGCGACGAGCCCGGCGCCAAGGCCGATCAGAAATGCACCCGTGATGACCGCACAGACGGCGACGAAATCGAGGATGGTCGTGGCGATCTGCCTCATTCGGCCTCCTCGAGAAAGTCGGCGAGCGATCGAACGGCGGGCTCGGACGGCTCCTCCCAGTGCTCGAGCTCGGAAATGCCCATGACCATGCCGACACAGGCGTCGATCGGACCCGTGCTTTTGCCCTTGCTCAACATGAAGCCGCGCTCCGCGGCACGTTTGGCGGCGCCGAGCACATGGGCAGTGAAACGAGGATCGCCGGATTGTTCGATCAGGCCGGCGACGATGAGGTCGTACGTGCGGCCGCACGCCGGCACCATGCGCTCGGGCGATTGCGGGCACTCGACCATCGGTAGGCCCTCTTCGGCGAGCTGTTGCGCCTCGAATTCCAAGAAGCGCGGGTCGTAGACAACGGCCTTCGCCCGCAGTCGCTTCGCCTCGGCGCGCACGAAGTCCCGAACGGCGAGAAAGTCGATGCGGCCGCCGGAGTCCGCGGGGTCGAACGTGCGATTGCAGACCGGGTAACGCCCGTCACCGCGCGCCTGGACGGCACCGACCGAAGTCGTGTCGCGGTTGAGGGACATGTCCCACCAGATGACGACCGGGTCGGACTCCGTGAAGTGGGCTGGTCCCTGGCAGGCGTCCCACGCGCCGGGCTGGTCTTTGAGCCAGCTGTCTTCGCGGATCTTGATCCACTTCGCCAGGTGGTAGCGGCAGAACTTGTGGCGCGGCATCCGGTGGAAGTCCCGGATGAGATCCGCGATCGCGTCGTCGTCCTTCCACGGGTTGGCCTGGCGGATGGCCTTCTCGAGGATCGCCGGGTCGATCTCGCGCGAGTCGTCCTTCAGCAGCTCGGGCAGCAGTGCGTCATCGCACGTGATCCACTTGTGCAGCAGCTTCGGATCGGCGCCGTTGATGCCGGTGTTGTGCAGCTGGCCGGCCAGCGTCTCCAGGTCCTCGCCCGGAGTCGACAGGCAGATGAGGCGGCCGGCGCGACGCTTGCGCAGCGATTTACGAACGACGTGGTACAGGTTCGCCTTGCGGCCCACCCACTCATGGAGCTCGTCGGCGAGGAAGAGCGACGGGACACCACCCTCGTTCGTGCCGGCCACCGCAGCGATGCGAAAAAGCGAGCCGGGCCGGCCCTTGAGCTGCAGCTCGGTGTCGAGTGCGTCGATGAACGGCCGCAGCTTGCACGCCCTGTGCTCGACGATCTGCCTGGCTCGGCCGAGCAGCTCGTCGGCCTGATCCCACGACGCCGCGGCGACTGGGACGTTGGGAGTGGCCGGGGCGAGCGGGCCGCACAGCTCAGCGAGCGCTAGCGCGGCGACGATCTCGGTCTTGCCGTAGCCCGTGGCGCACTCGAGATAGAGCTCCTCGTAACGCCAGCGGACGAAGTTCCCATCGATGTCGGTCTCGTACTCGAACCATTCGTAGATCAGGAGGACCTGGTCCGGACGGAGCCGGAATGGCTCGCCGTACGAGTCGCCCTCGCCGTGCACGAGCGTGTTCTCGATCCAGTCGCAGATGAGTGGGCCGTATGTCGGCCACAGCTCATGCGGTGTTCGTGTCGATGACGGTGAGTCGAGGGTCGGGGCGCTCAGTGTTCCCAGCACCTCCGGCGCTTGCAGCGATGCGCTTATTCATCGCGTCAAGCGAGGCATGCGCGTCACCGAGGCTGATGTTGAGCTTGAGGCGCGCCATCGGGGACAACCCGAAGCGGTCTTCGAGAGCGAGGATCTGTGACCGCAGCGCGTCGGCTTCCTTCAGCAGCGGATGGATCGTTTTCTGTCCCGTGCTCCCGCGGACAACGGCACCGTCTTCGAGCGCTTCGTCGTCGAACTTCTCGACACGGTCGCGCAAGATGAACATCCGACGCAGCGCCGGCACGTCGGATTCGACGTACTCGGTCGCGAGGTCCGCCGCCCACAGCGCCCGCCATTCGGCGGCCAGTTCGGCCGAGATTGCTTCCGGAGGCTCAGGATCCAGGCGCTTGCCGATCAACTCGGCGAGCTCGCCGTCAACGGCGCGCGGCCTGTTGCGACGTTGGAGTTGCTCAGGTGATTTCTTGTGTGCGGGCATTGAGCTGTTCCCGCAGCAGGTAGCCCTCCAGAGGCCACACCTGGCGGACGGCGTCCTCGTAGGCGAGCGTCTCGCCGAGTTCGCGGTCGAAGTTCTCCGGCGCGGCTGGAGCGCTCTTGCCGATGATGGTGTAACCGTTCTGCATCTCAAGGATGCAGATGGTCAGGAGCCCGAACGACGGTGGCGCTGAGGACGGCTCGTCGAACAGGTGGTCGGCGGTACGGACCACCTTCCGCTTGATCTTCGACTCGATCTGCGAGAGTGCCACACGCTGAGCAACCGCGACCGATGCAGCAGCTTCGTCGATGGCCTTGAGCGAATCTCCCATCGTCAAACCCGCTCCGGCTCGCGCCAGGTGCTCGGGCCGTCGCCCTGCTGGCGACTGGTCACCCAGAGGACGTCGTCACCGTCGAGGAAGACCTGCCCGTTGACGGCGCTCTCCTCCGTTGGGCCCCACACGCGGGTGATCATCAGTGGGAACACGTCACCGGCGGTCACGGTGTTGCCGATGGACTTGTCGCCGGCGCCGGTGCGGCGGGCGGCGATCTGCGCGACGTCGTGATCCGTGAGCGTGTAGTGGACGATACGTCCGATGGTGGGGATCATGCTGAGGTCCTCGTTTCGGTAAGTCGATCGCGCTTGCGCGTGTTGCATCGCCGGCACAGCGTTTGCCGCCTGCCATCGTTCGTTCCGCCCTGGCCCAACGGGACAACGTGGTCGGCAGTGAGGTCGGCCGTGGCGCCGCAAATACGGCCCGCGTGCCATCGGCAGTCGAGCGTGCACACGCATGACGGTGATGCGATGACGACCGCCGCAGCGAGCTTGCGATCGGCGTTGCGGATCGCCTTGCGCGGTGCGGCACAGCGTCTGCAGCGCGTCGACGGCGTCAGTACTCCGCAGTCGAGGCAGCGTCGGAGTCGGAGTGGCATTCGTCAGCGCCTCCGAAATCGGCTTCGTGGCACTGGAACCGGGAAACGACAAAAGCCCCGGCTCAGGAACCAGGGCTTCCGCGCTCGGGGGGCAGCGGGCGCAAGGCGCCTCCACTAGCAATTCAGCTAATCACGCGCAAGCGAAATTCGCAAGGACCTGGCATTACGCGGTGGGGACACTGGGGACAGGCTTTTCGTCGGAGTGACAGGCGGCCATGTGGACCTTGATGAGTTCGCAGAGCTCGTCCGGTGTCGCGATGCCGTCGAATCGCACCTGGCAGCGACACCGATTGATGCCCGTGCCCTCCCATTTCGTGCATTCGAAGCCAACGGGCATCAGGCAACTTTCGGCCGCGACGCCAGCTCTTGGCGGCGACGGTCGATGAAGATCACGCGGCTTGGATCCCGGTCGCCGTTGACGTACCGCCGCCAGGCCTTGTAGCACGGCGGGCAGAAGCCATCGCGCCGGCGGTCGTCGCCCACACCGGAGATCGTCGCGGCGCAGCATTCGCAGTCCTGCACCACCGCGACACGACCACGCATCTCTTGCTCGGCAGTGAGGACGTTCGACAAGCACGCATCGCCGTGCTGTGCCTTGCGATCGATGTCCTCCACCGCTCCGAGCACGATGTCGATCAACCGCGCGACCGGGTCGTGCATGGCCGCCGCGAGCGCGGCGAGCTCGGTCGGGCTGGAGCCCTTGCCGCCTCCGCCTCCGCCCAGGCTCGACGCCGGGAAGCCGTCCGACGCCTCGTACTGCCGGCGGCGAAGCAGCTCGGGGGCGTGGATTTTGACCCGCTCGAGGAACGCAACCCCGAAATCGATGCTGGTGAGCAACTGGTGCTCGTTCGGCAATCGGCTCATGTCGTGGCTCCCCCCATCCTTGAACACGGACAAAAACCACGACAAGTGAAAATCTGCTGGGCAAGCGTACTCGATCGAAATCGAGGGCACAGGTCTCCGTGGCCGTCAGACTCCGAACTTTTGACCCCGCCTCCCCTCCAGTGCCACGCCGAGTGCTCGTTGTCAGCGATGTCTCCCAACCGAGGAGCGCTACGGACGATCGGAAACACTCGACCCACCACAGGCGCAGGCGTTCGACCCGTCCAGTCCGCAGCCCTGGACACACGGGCTCCCCCGGCACGTCGAATGCCCTGCAGATCGCCCGCGTCGTCCCTTCAAGGCTCCG